GGCGTCGGCCCCATGCTCGGCCAGGCGCACCACTTCCGCCTGTACGCGCCGGAAAAGATCGCCTATGCCATCGACCGCTACAGCAACGAAGCCAAGCGCCTGTACGGCGTGATCGACAAGCAGCTCTCGAAGAACGAGTTCATCGCAGGCAAGACATATTCCATCGCCGATATCGCCGTCTTCCCGTGGTTGCGCAGTTGGGAAAACCAGGGCATCACGCTCACCGACTTCCCGCACCTGAAGGCCTGGTTCGATGGCATCGCTGCCCGCCCTGCAGTGCAGCGCGGCGTGAAGGTGCTCGCCGATCTGCGCAAGCCCTTGACTGGGGACAAGGAGCGCGAAGTGCTCTTCGGCAAGACGCAGTACGAAAAGCGCTGAAGAGAATTTTTCGGTAGCCCCAAATATCCGGGCTAGAATCGAAAGCTTGTCGGGGTGTAGCGCAGCCTGGTAGCGCATCTGGTTTGGGACCAGAGGGTCGAAGGTTCGAATCCTTTCGCCCCGACCATAGAAATCGTAATGCGGACAATCACTTATGTGGTTGTCCGCATTTTCGTTTTTGAGCCTCGATTTCTAACGCGATGCGGCTTTTCTAACTGCGCGCACCAGTCAGGCCGCTACTGGCCCCGCATCGAACAGCTCGATCGCCGGCAGTTGCAGCAGCGCTCTCGCCTCCTCCATCGTCCCGGCCAGCCAGAGGTCGACGTCTCCCGGTTCAATCGAGATCACGCTGCGCTTGTCCTGCAGTTCAATCGGAAGGGGCCTTTGTGTCGCCCCGTCAATCAAAGGCTTGTGCATCCTGCTCATCAATGGGTGAGCATTGGCGTTCAGCGTGATCATCGTGTAGCTCTCGTGCACCTCGCCCGTTGCCTTGTCGGTCCAGGTGTTCCACAGCCCGGCCAAACCCCACGGAGCGCCGTCGGCACGGCGGAACTGCCACCACTGGTTTTTTCCGCTTTCCCAGTTCGGCTCGATGAAGCTGATGGCCGGAATGATGCAGCGCTGCCCGCGTCTCCATGGGTCTTTGTAGCTCGCCTTCGACTCCACCTCCTCGCCGCGCGCGTTGTTCGTTGAGTAGCTGAGCTTTGGTTCCTTTGCAAACCAGGGGATCAGGCCCCACTGCCCGACCACCAGCTCGCGCTCGTAGCCGGTCTCGTGGCGCGCGCGACGAATGAACGGCGCCTGCGACCGCGGAAAGACGTTGATCGGCGGCAGCAGCGGCCTACGGCCGCGGCCCTCATGGATGCGCCAGAAGCGTTCTGCCTCGGCGGATTCGGGGGTCCGGTACTGGTTGCACATGGGTTGTCCTTCCGCTCACATTCTGCGACATCGAGACCTGTTGACGAAGCTCCATGGCCGGAATAATACTGTATGCCCATCCAGTAATTCAGGAGTCCACCATGCAGCCCCTTTCCTCCGAAATCCACGTCCCCAGCGCGTCGCCAGACCAGCGCGGCATGGGCAAACCGACCGAACTGCCCGACGTCGATCTGGCGCGCATCATCGCCAGGAACGACTGGGTTGGTCGCTACGTGGCCGAGCAGAACCGCCTCACCAATGGGCGCACGGATGCTGAAACCGACTTCACCGAAGGCATCGCCCTGTACCACGTCGTCGGTCACCGGCCGCCCGAGGACGTCTCGCGCCAGCACTTCAACTCCCTCACCGGTGCGGCCGACACGCTGACCAGCGCGCTGGCGAAGTTCAATGCGCTGGCGGTCGAGGTCGGCCTGGCAGCCCCCGGCGCCGAGCTGACGCGGGAACAAATCGCCTTCGCCCACGGCGTGGCCGAGCTGTGTGCCGCCGTCGGAGACCAGGTGCGCACCGTGCGCGACGGCAGCGCCGGCGATCTGATCCGCGCGAACTATGGCCCTGTGCCGTTCTGAGGGGTTGAGGTTGGAACGTGGCGACCATCGTCTTGTTGCGCAATCGTGGAGCCTGGAGAACGCGCAGCCAGGTGATGGGCCCGCCGCGCTTCGTCGGCGAGTTCGTCTTCGAGCCGGCCGACCCGCAGATGTGGGGCCGCACCATGCAGGCGCGACTCATCGATCCTGCGCGCCCAGACCATGACCTGTTGAACCCGCTGCGCAACGCGAGCATCGTGCAGGCCCGCGAGGGCGGACAGTTCGTCAAGGGCATGGAGTACGTCCACCGCGGGCCGAAAAGCAAGCCCGAGGGCCGCCGGCAGCTCTGGTGGTGCATGTTCGAGCTGGAACGCGGCATGGCGGCGCTGGCGCGCATGAACGCGCGAAGCTCCACCGGCTTCCACCCCAACGACGATGACGCTGACTCGTGGCCCGACGACGAACCCAACACGCCGACAATCCACCCATGAGCCAAGCTGACATCTTCCCCACCGAAACCACCATCCTCTACACGCCGGCCTGGTACAGCGACAAAGCGCGCGAAGAGCAGACCCTGCCGCTCGCGCCGGGCGACTACAAGATCACGCCCGGTCACGGCGCCGAGCGCTGGACGGTCACGTCGATGAAGACCGGCGACATCGTCTACAACGGCATCGGACCGATCGAGATCCGGCGCATGCCTGCGGCCAAGTGATCCGGCGACCACTCCACCCTTTGCCGCCCTCGAGGCGGCTTTTTAATGGGCGCAATGACAGGCTCCGTTGCCAAAATGTGTCGACCGCGCGAGCATGCAGCACCAACGGTGGCACCAGAAAGGGCACAGGCATGAAGCTGATGACAGTCGAGTTGACGCACGAGGACGGCACGGACTTCGCCGCATGGTCGACCACGGGCGAGGTGTCGCCTGCCCAAGCGATCGACAGGCTCATCCGAGTTTTGGCCGAGACGAGGAAGACGATGGAGCCGGCGTTTCCGCCCAAACTCCCGCTGGTCATCAAAGACCCACCCCAGGTCAACGGCCCAGCTTGGCAATGGTCCGTCGAGGGCGACGGCAGCCTGGTGCTCAACCTCCGTCATCCCGGGCTCGGGTGGCTCGGATTCCGTCTTCCAGATGTCGAGGGCTTCCACACCAACCTAGTGGAGGTGATCCAACAGCGGAACATGCTGCGAGCAGAGATCGGGCCCCCTGCGCACTGAGCATCAGCCGATTTGGCGGGTGTTCTTTTTGGCCGCAGCAACGCACGGCCGAACTCCTGCAGAGTAAGCGCGCAGTGATCCCGTTTTGATGCGGCAGCAGTTCCGGCTCGAGGCTGGCGACCGGCGCGCAGGCGCAAGCTTTCCTTCAGCCAACGGTGGTTGCCGGAACGATCTGATCCGAGAGCGTGCCGCATAGGACTTTGGTCCGATGCACGCGCCCATGGGGGGTGAGAGCATCGACCCCCGCAGAAGAGCCGCCCGTGCGGCCCACTCACGGCGATACCACATGCTTACCTTGAGCGCTTACGTCCACCACCAACCGCATCTCTCGTCTGCCGCCAAGGATGAGGTGAATCATGCGGTCCGGGTTAGCGGTCCAGTGGCGCCCTACAACATGAGCCTCGAGCGGACACCGGCGGAGTGCCAAGCAATCTATGACGCCGTCGTACTGAGCCCGCGTAACGGCCACGCCGAGAACTTCAAGTTCATCGGTTTCACGCAGGCTGAAGTCGATGCCCTAGGCGCATGCCTTTACCTTGCGGAAGGCATGCTCTACGAAGCGCGTCGCCACGTCGGCCTCCACACATGGCCGGGCAGGACGAATTTCGAGAACTTTTTCGGCGCCCGTGCCTGGCATGGACGAAGCGCAACGCGACGGGCCAACCCTGCGCCCATCGGACAACCGGGCGATACGTCGAGCTTCGCGTTGCGTGCAAACTACGTGCGCGGCAAGATCAACGAGATCATTGCAAACCTGGACCATCCGGGCTGGCTGGTAAGGAAGAGCGATTCACCGCTCTTCGTCGCTGCGGCCAAGGGCTTGAGGCTGCAGATGCTGGAGATCGGCGCCGCCTTTTCTTTCGGAACACCGAGGTATCTCCATGCCGGCGTTCTGATCCATGAGATCGGCCACAACGTGGGCTTGGCCGACATCTGCGACAGCTGCAATCCAACGATGAAGGGCTATGAGCACTACACAGCGACGTCAGATGCGAACATCCGTCAATGCCGTGTAGCAGCGCACGGGGCCGAGGGCCATTTCATTGGCAAGGAGCGTGTGCTTCAACTGGCTGAGAAGCACAAGAACGCAGCGATTTACAACACGGACTCGTATCGCTACTACTGCTATTCGTTTTTTCTGAGCCGCGTCCGCGCAGACCTTGCCGAGCACGCCGCGGCGCGTGTCGCTACGGCTGTGCCTCGGCCTTGAGCGCTCTGCAGAGCCCCTGCGATACTGCGGTGTATGCAAAGGCTGTCAACGTCCGGGGGGAAACTGTTCACCGTATCAGTCCAAGGTGCGCGGGTGACGCTGTCGGACACTATGATCGCCGGACCCCACTACCTGCGCGTGCTTGAAGATCAGTTCGACAGCGCTGCGGAGTTGCTTCGTTGCCTTCGGGCATGGGAACACGGACATGAGCTGCGCCCGGGGAACATGGCGGACGATCAAAACAAGCTGATCAAGCGCTGGGTTGCTGCGCACGACGCGGCTCACCGTGCAGCAAAGCAGTGGCTCAGCGAACCAGACGACCAGACGTTCAGGGTCAGCCTAGTCAACGCTTAGCGCCAGATCGGCGCCAGTATTCTCTGGCGGAGTTGCCCCCTTGGCTAGCTACCTCTCGACCGCGGCGCAGCCTAGGTAGCGCCAGCAGCCATGACGGTCCCATCGCTCCCCAAGTCAGAGGCTGTGATCACGGCAAGCTGGCAGGAACCGTGTCGGGAAAACCAAGCTTGAGCTTGGCGATTTTCTCAAGGCCAGCGGGCGTGATGGACAGGACCGTTGCCGATGCAGGCTCCAGGATGCGGACCTGCATGAAGTTCGGCCGGATCTCAGCACAGAGTAGCCCCACGGCTGCAAGTTTGGAGATTTTCTTGATCTCGACCGGGTCTTCTGTGACGAGTGGGAGCTGCGATGAGTCGAGGTTACAAAGATAGGCGAGCGGCATCTGAAAGCGAATGAATTTTCTCGACTGTTCCGAGTTGGCACGCCAAATAGAACTAAAAAATCAATTCTGCCCACCTTCTCGGTCAACACGATTGCATTTCTGCAATGGATCGGGAATCGTGGGGCGTTGCCCACAGGCTAGAACGCGTCCGCTCGGTGCGCCTCCTGTGTCCCGCTCCTCGATCCAAGTTCTGGCGACGACGCCATATTGGCGGGCGTTGCACATCATGTTGTCTACGTGAAGTCGCATTGCAGGCGAGTCAATGAGCCAGCCACTGCAAATCAAGCGCTGGCGCGCACCGGATAGCACGTAGTCGGTGCAAACCCGTATTTCACGCATCGTCAGCTTCGGCTCGGGTTTCAATCCAGTGCGTCCCCGGCCCATAAAAATTGAGCGCAGATTGAAGCATGCCTTCAAGAACTTGACGCGCCTCCGGCGTCTCTCGGACCCATCTGTCGGAGAGCTCTATTGACGCGAAGGTGCGGTGGATGACTTCACATCGCCAAGCTATACGTATTTCGCGCATCGATGGACGATAGCGCCTAACTCACTTCGGCACGTCAGTAGAAGCCGCATTTCCCATGCTCCGCATAATGTCGCTGCTCTTAGAAAATCGACGGAAACAAGCCGTCCTCGACGCGGCTTTTTCATAGACGCTCGATCGGCCAAAGGCCCGCCTTGCCCATCAGCAGCACGAAGGCTTGGTAAGTCTCCGGGTCTGGAGCCCCACGAGGAAAGAGAGCATGACGCCCAGCGTTGCAGCACCTGCATGCGGCCGCGATGTTGCCGCGGGTGTTTCGACCGCCGTCCATCCGCGCCACCAGGTGCTCGGCCGTCACATCCTTGCCCATGGGCTGGCGGCAGTAGATGCAAATGCCGCCCTGTGCACGGCGGGCATGTTCTCGATTTCTTTGATGAGGTTTCCGCATGGGGAACTCCTAAGGTTGAACTTTGGAAGTCCCCGGTTGCATGAGCTGCAGTGCGGGCGCCGGGCTATGTGCGCTTTCGGCGGGTGCGTTCGCGAAACGCACGGTCGGGCATGAACCCGAGCAGCCGAATTCTATGACTCGCAGCGCGAGCGCGACAATCCCCACATGGCCACCCTCTACCTCACGATGACCGATAAGCTCATCAGCCACTGGCGAGCGAACAACAACGTCTATCCGCAGAAGTTCGTGCTGTCGCCGGCGCTGCGCGACGAGTACCTGCAGTGCTTGCGCAAGATGACGACCAACAGGGCGAAGACGATCACCGCGCCCGATCGGCACATGGGCGTCCTGATCGAGGTAGCGGAGAACTCACCGGGTGTGATGGTCTCAGCCGACGGCACCGAGGTGGCGCTGCAGTGAGCGCATCAGCACGCGAACTGCTGGGAGCGGAACTCGACCGCTGGGTGGCAAAGGCCGAAGCCAAGGCCGCGCCCGTTGGCTCCAGCCCGTCAACGGACTGGGCGGCCGGCGGTCCCATCATCGAGCGGGAGGGCATCCACGTCGCGCCGATGCCCGCCAAGGGATCGACGTGGTGCGCCATCGCTGTTGGGCGCCTGCCGGTGCGCGCAAGTGGCGGCACGGGCGGAGGCTGGGTCGAGGGCCCGACGCCCCTCGCGGCCGCGATGCGCGCCTACGTTGTGGCCCGGTTTGGATACGACCTCGGCCAGGAGCGCAGCTGATCCTCACTGGCGTCTGAACGCGTAGCGGGAGTGCCCTTCTGGCGTAGGAGAGTCGCTGGCACCCGGAAGCGCTTTTTGAGGATGGCCGGTCGCTCGCTGCGGGCAGAACTTCAGCCAACGCTGGCGCGGTGCCGGCATCAAGGAGACCCGCATGGCCCACATTCGCCGAATCTCGGTGCACGTCGACGAACCGGATCCGGGGCACTTCTATTGGGTGCTCATGGAGGAAGGCGACGACGCATCCCAGTGGCGCGAGCTCGAGTCAGCCGCCGAGAGTTGCGACATGTGGCTCGACGCACTACAGGCCGGAACGAAGGCGCTGATCAGGTACGCGCCCGACGAGCGCATAGGCCCGCGAGAGGATGGCGACGATGAAGATGCAACGCCCGTCGGCATCCCGGTCAAGTTACGCTCCGCATGAAGCAACCACCGCTCCACGTCAGGGCGTCAACGCCAGCCGAAACGAAGGTGTGGGCGAAGCTAAGCCAGCCCGACATCCAGACCTTCCAAGTGACGCTCACAAACGAATAGCGTCACGCGCTGACTTCGGACTCGGCCTTCTCGATCCACTCAATGCACTTCTGCTTGAGCCGGTCGTGAGCATCAGCTTCCGCGACGTTCGGGACGCAATACACCAACCTACATCGGCGTTGCCCATGTGAACTAATGTCCGCAGAAGCAGAAAAGCAGCCATCAGCTGCGCGGCCGTGAGAGATTGTGTAGACCCATGGGCCTGTTCGCCCCTCGTAGACGAAGGTTGCGCCATCCATACGCACTCCAGTACTCAGTACAGGCGTCGCCCCAAGATTGAAGATTGGCGCGAGCACAAGCGCTTCACACCATACGTGCAATTCGGACGACTGAACACAACAAATGACATGGCGAGGGTTTTTTGACGCCTGTCACACTTTCGCCGCTCAAACGAAAAAGCCCCCAGCCCGAGGGCTGGGGGTTGGTTGATCGGTGAAGCGCAAGCGCTACGGCGGCGCGAAGAGCGCGCGATCATTCTTCACGGTGCCGAGCAGAAGCTGCACTTCGTTGTCTCGCCCTTCAACAACGAGTCGGCCTCGCTCAAGAAGCTCTCGACTTCGCGCAGCCATGGCAGCGAGGACTGCGGATCGATCCGCGACACGCTGGCAGGCAGCGGGGTCGGTTGAGGCCTGCTCGCGATCACGGGCGGCATAGGCGGCGTACTGCTGGCGCACCCGGCCAAGTTCAGCAGCAACAGTGCGGCCCCGACTAGCCAGCGCCTCGAGGCGGGTTTCGTAGACATCGACATTCTCCTGTTGGATCTTCGCATGCGCGGCCACCAGTGCCACCGTGCGCTGCAAATCCGCCAGCACGGCAAGCGCTCGGACGGTGTTTTCCTTCGCGCGGTCGCGCTGCTCAATCGCCAGGTCAGCCCGCGCGCCGGCGGCTCGGGTGCGTTCGGTGCCAGCCACGCCCAGCGCGGCGATCAGTCCGAGCCCAAGAGCCCAAAGCAGCGGGGTCTTGAGGTCAGGCAGCAACATCTGGCAGCCCCAACGCCGCACAGGCGCCCTTGAATAAGGCGAGCCGCTCGGCCCAGCCGTTGGAGTCTCCTACCGCTGGCGTAGCCCGGCCGCGGTTGATGATGTCGCAGACGTTGTCGAAGCTGCCTGCGTCAGCCCAGGTGTTCAGGCGTCGCATGTCCCAGTAGTCGCAGGCCGACAGCGCAGCCCACTGTGGTTCGGCCAACTTTGCCGGCTCGAGCACGAAGTCGGGCACGCCAGCGAACCTGGCGCGCAGACGATCGCGTGCTGCAGCGTGGTTGGCTCGGCCGGTGGTCTGGATCAGTCCGTGCCCGCGGAAGCGCGATCCGTCGCCCGGCTGGGTGTTGCCGAGGTCGACGCGCCCCTCGTAGCGCTGCTGCGCCGGTGTCGGACCCCAGATCTCGGTGGTGAACTGCAGCTTGCCCGACTCGTGGCCGACATTGGCCAAGAACATGGCCTGCCGGAGTGGCGTGTCGATCATGTAGAAGGCCATACCCGCCGAGAGTGGTCCGACATACAGCTGGGCGCGGCTGAGCTGCGCGCCCGTGCAGCGCGAGAGAGTTTGTGCATCCATCATTTATCTCCCAGTGGAACCACGTCGCTGACAGCAGGATCTGCGGGCGCGCCGTTGCGCACCTTCGCTCGCGCGTTGTCGATTGCGTCGGTGACGAACTTGTCCACCACGCCTAGCCAGCGGCCACGTGAGGCGCCCGCCACCACGAGGATCCAGATGCGCCACCCACGCGTGATCTGCGGCAGACTCACGAGATCGATCTGCTTCATCGCATCGGCGGCCGAGTTCCAGGCCTCCACGCAGATCAGCGCGAAGACACCGCCGACCACGGCGACCAGCATGTCTTTCGCGAGAACGAACTTCAGGTCACCGACCAGCGCCTTGAAGCTCATCATGGTGACCATCGTGCGGCCGATGCCGCCGAGCAGGCCCGCGGCTCCGGCCAGCCCCAGCGAGATCCAGTCGAACGCCAGAACGTCCTGAGCGAGCGTCGTGTTTGCGTAGCAGACCGCGCTGTACGCAAGGAGCCACGCGGCGGCGGCCCAGGAAAAGGTCTTGTTCATCGTGCGGGTTCCTGTTCTTTCTCGGCGTGCTTTTCCGCCCGTTCTCGTGCTTGTTGCGAATTCACCGAGTAGGCGTAGAAGATGCCGATGACCACCGTGACGGCAGATCGCACTAGGTAGGAGCCACTGAGTGAGCCGAGATCCAACGGCCCCGCGAGGTTTGCGAGGTAGATCCACGTCACCGAAATCAGGAAGCACCCCCCCGCTGCGACGATGCGCGGCCAGTACAGGCCTAGCTTCGAAGGGATAGCGATCAGCGTGCATAGATGTGGCAAGCAGGCCAGCAGCCCGGCCGTGAACAGCCCGGTCACCATGTACGGCGACGGCGCCAGCTTGGCGACCCGGTAGATCAGTGATTCCTGCACGTCGTACAGGTACAGCTGTGGCTCGATCACCAGCAGCAACACGATGATCACTGCCGCTGCCTGGTACATGCGGATTTCCTTCTGCGCACGCGCAAGCGGCGACAGCGTGATCGAGGGAGCACGCTTCACCCATTCGGCCAGCTTCTCGGGGGTGTCTATCTGGATGGACATGGTCCTGCCTTTCGATCAGTTCTCGAACACCGGCGCCGCCGGCAGAATCGCGATCAGCTGCTCGAGCGTCGGCTCTTCAGCGTCGCCTGCCTGCACCGCCGCCATCAGCTGGTAGCAGGTCGCGTAGACCTGATCCATCCAGGTGCCGAAGGCGACGCCCTCCGCATGGAACGGGCTGTCCGGCAGCGCCGCGCGCACCGAAGCGCTCAAGATGCTGTCGTAACCCTTCGCCTGGGCCGTTGCGTTCAGGTGGCCATCGACGCCGGCCAGCAGCACCCTCGCGCGCTCCGCGAGCGTGGGCCCGGCCGGCACCGCCGGTTCATGGTCCTTGCACCACTCGAGGAAGTCGAGATAGAAGGCGTTGCCTTCGTCGAACGGGATCTGCATCCCGTCGACATCGTTGCGCACGTAGGTGGGAAAAAGTGTGTACATGGTTCAGAACCCCGTTGCTGCCACCCAGTGGCCTGCGATTGCGACATCGGTCGACGCGCTTGCGTTGACCTCGAAACCTCGGTCGGTGATGAGCACCGCGCCTGCCCCGCGGGAGGTGGACGTGCCAGCGGACGCGAATCCGAGCGCACTGTTGACGTTGCCGTTCTGGTCGTACAGCGTCACCGAGGGTGCCGCGCGCATGGGAACCGGAAAGTTCACCCGACCGTTGAGCGATGCAGCGACGTTGCCTGCAAACCAGTACCGACCCGGCTGAACGGCGGACAGCGGTGCAGTGCCGATCGCGTAGCTCTTCGCGTAGTCACGCTGGCACAGCAGCAGTTCGACCGCGGGAGGGCGCTGCTCCACCGGCGTCTTCACGCTGCCGCGTTCGAACTGGATCTCTTCGCCGGTGCCGCCGATCATCCGCACCGTCGCCGCGCTGTAGGCCGGCAGTGCCGCGGTCTGGCCTCCGTTGGCGATGGCCACGCCGTTCACCGTCGCGGTCGCGGTCCCGGTCCACGAGAGGGTGTAGACGCCGCCCCGCATCAAGGGCGCCTCGAAGACTTGATCTGCACCGCCGGCCGGGAACGTGATCGTGCGGCCCTGCCCTTGCGCACCGGCACCGAAGACCAGGCTCTGCCCCGACACCACGACGCGCCAGCGGTCCAGCGTCACCTGGTTGGCGACGGTGGTAGGCGTGCCCGAGACATACACCCGCTGATTGAATTGGCCCGAGCCGTTGACGATCAGGTTCCGATACGAGATCAGCGGGCCGATGCCGAGTGCATCTCGTGCCTCGGCCGCGTCGCCGGTGGCGCCGAGCAGCCCCTTCGCGTAGTTCAGGAACTTGGTGATGCCGGCCTTGAAAGTGGCATTCGACGGCAGCGGGTAGGTGTCTGCCAGTTCGGTTAGGGCGGGAGGTGCGGCCATGGTTTGCCTTTCAGAAATGAAAAAGGCCACCCGAAGGTGGCCCGAAGGTCGAAGTGATGAGGGCTAGTAGCCTTCGAGGGTGATGTCGGCGGTGGCGCCGCTGACTGGTGTTCCTGCCGAGTTCACGAGCTTGACCACGGGGGCCAGGTTGTTGGTCTTGTCGACCTGTTCGCCGACGGCACCGCTGCCGTTCGCCTGCACCGTCACCTGAATCGCGGCGATCTTGGTGAAGGGCTTCGTGTAGGGGATGAGCGTGCCGCCTGCCGCGACGGGAACATCGGACAGGACCTCCCTCATGTCGGGCGCGTCGATGGTCAGGAACATCTCCTGCAGCACGCCCTGCTCCACGCCGGCGCCGATGGTCACGCGGAACTGGTAAATCTCGTTCGCGGCGATCAGCTGGCCAGGCCACGGCTGCCACTCGCCCGGCGGGTCGTAGAACGGATCCGCATCCGCGCCGTAGAAGGGAGCGTCGTCGGCGCCGTACATCGGCGTGGGTCCGGCGAGCCGGTATTCGACCGTCAGGTCGGTGCCCTGAGCCTCGATCTCCAGCGTCATGACCAATCCGGCCAGCGCCTTGTTGACCGCGATCTCGTTCGTCACGAATACCATTTGCCCGTAGGCGCCGGCATCGTAGAAGGGTTCGCCGTCCTGGCCATAGAAACTCTGGTTGTCGGTGCCGTAGAGCGAATCGAGCGCGATCGCCGAGGGCTTGCCGACGACCAGTGTCCATCCGATCTGCAGGCCCGGCGCGTTCGGCCAGCCCAGCGCGTCGAAGTCCCAGGTTTCCACCACGTTGGCGATCGGCGGGTCGCCCAGGTTCATCACGATCACGCCGGCCGTCTTCGACTGGTTGCCGCTGGTGTCCTGGGCCTTGCCCATGATCGTGACCACGCCGCCGGGCCGCGTCTCCGGCTCCCATGGGCTCGCGGTGATCAGCCCGGTATGCAGTGGCGCGGCCGTGCCCCAGTCGACGTTACTGCCGTAGTGGAAGCGGAAGACGAAGCCGGCCAGATCCGGCACGCGCCGCGGCAGCGACCACGACAGCACGCTCCCCGCGATGGACAGGTTCTGGATGTCGGGCGGCGGCTCGGTCTTTCCGATGACCTGGTGCTGCACCTGCGTGCCCCAGTCGCTGGCCGTCAGGCTGTTGCGCGTGCGCGCCCGAATCAGGATCATCGCGAGATCAGCGACCCCCGTGAACTTGAGTTCCGTCGCATCTCCCGGCGCGCTGTAACGGGACCAGGCGCCATCTGGCAGCAGGCGGACATCCAACTCGACCGTCCCACCCTCGAGAATCGACTTGTCCGCGATCGGTGCCCAGGTCACGCGCACGCCGTTCAGGATGGTGCCGTCGCTCTGCACCACCAGCTCACCCTCGCCGCTGCTGACCGACAGGATCGTCGGCGGGTGGATGTCCCAGGGCTGCGGGAGATCAGTGTTCGGCGCGTAGCCGCCGGGCACAAAGCCGGCGCCATAGGCGAAGATCGCCGCCGTCGTCTCCTTGAGCGTCAGCCACACGATGCCGGGCGAGAAGTTCCGGCCGATGATCCGGAACTCCTTGTTCGAAAACCCGAAGCGCGACAAGTTCAGCCGCACGCCGTCGAACAACTCGAGCGGGTAGGCTTTCATCTTGAACGGCAGATTCACGACCATCGGATCGCGGCTGTCGCGCAGCATGATGCCGGCAATGTGGAAGGCCTGAGGCGCGAAGAAAACGGCCGTCATCGTCACTTCCTGCGACAACTCCGCGCCGTCGGCGGCCACCAAGGCATCGGCCCTGAAGGGCGTGATTGGCGTCTCGATGTAGTTCGCCGCCTGATCCCAGATGCGAATCGCCACCGTGTTGAACTTCTCGTTGCGCGGCAGGTGCGGGCTGATCTTGATCGAGTTCTGCGAGGCTGCGCCGTCGTTCGACCGCTGCACCACGGCCAAGTCGGCCTCACCCAGATCCATCACCGGCAACTGGTAGACCCCGGCGCGCAGGAAAAGCTCGCCCGCCGCATAGCCCCACTCGCCGCCCATGGCCCGCGCAAGGTCCTCGAACAGATCGCGTGCTGGTGCACCGAACAGGAAAACACCACAGGCGCGGTACATCGGCACCAGGTTGTTGCCGTCGTAGGCGATGGGCGTGTCGCAGGCGTTGGCCGCGGCCATGATGCGCAGCTCCTCCGACAGCGCCACACTCGTGCGCTTGCCGAACTGAGGATGCGTCAGCACATGTCGCATCATCAGCGCGGGGTTCTCGGAGAACGCCACGCCGCCCAGGCGCGGGTCGTAGATCTGGGCGCCGCGCAGACGCGCGGTGACGGTGGGGATACCGGACGGCAAGGCGCCGTCGTTGTACGCGAACTGGCACACCAGGTAGGCGACGCCGCGTGCGCGGTGGTCCCACGTCCAGACGCCGGGCAGCATCGCGGTCATGCCGCCGTCGGCCGTCTGGTCGGGCGAGCCGAGGTGCCACCGGATGTTCACGAACGAGTTGAAGCCGGAGTACTGGTAGCTCACGGTGAAGTACCAGCCGGGCAGCGGGTTGATGATGGTCACCACCCGGCCGTTGACGCTGCATTCGACTTCGTGCCCGACCTGAAACGGGGTTGGTCCTTCGTAGGCTGAAACCGAGCCGGGCAGCGGATCGAAGTCCAAAACGATGGTCGTCGACGCGGATTGCTTGGTGGCGCTGATCGTCGCAGCCCGCCCATAGGGCGCCGTCGTCACCTGCCCCTGATCGTTGATGTCGACGGGCTGGTCGTTCAGGTAGATCTGCTCGATGCCGTCGATCTCGTGCGAGGCCAAGGCCACGCACATGATGAACAGCTCTTTGTACTGGCCCACGCTCGACCTGAAGAAGATGTGACCGCCCTTGCGGGTGCGGCCGAGCACCAGCTCGCGCGGCGCTACGGTCGTTGCGATGTTCACCAGCCGGTCTACCTGGGCAGCGTCGAAGGCCGCGCGCGCAGTGCGCTCCGCCTTGCTTTTCTGGTAGCTGCTCAGCGCCAGCGTGCCGACGAGCGAGATCGCGTAGGAGATCCCGACCACGATTGCAGCGGTCGCCTCGAGGCCAAGTGCCCAACCAACGACAGGGGCGATGAATGTTGGCATCTACACCTTCCAGGCTGCAATCGCAGCATCGATGCCGAGCACGTCGATGCCGGCCGGGCCGGGACCAATGACGTTCACGCCGTTGCACACTCCCAGCGCTTCGCGGCCCTCGTTGATCACGAGGACCACGTCGCCGACGGCGGCGAGCGCCGGCGGCACCGGATCGCCGAGGTACTGGCTTGCGAGCGCGCGAAGGTTGCCCGCGCGAAGGATCAGTCGGGCGGCACCCGCCTCGGTGTCATAGGCCGCAACGCCGGCCATCGGATTGCGCCCGGTGATGGCCTGTACCGAGGCTGCCGCGAAGCTGCAGCAGTCGTTCGAGCCCCATGCAAAGGGCATCCGTGCGCGCGCCTTGCCGAAGTCGGAGAAGCGGGTCTGCCAGTCGGGAAGTCTGTTCATCGGCTGTCGATGTAGTACTGCTTGGTGGGCCAGACGATCGGGACGTTCTGCTGCGGAATGACGTACTGGAAGGCGAGGTCGCCCGGGTACAGAAACCGCTGGTCCGAATCGCTGGTGGTCAGCGCGTTGCCGCGCAGCAGGTCAACGGCCGAGCTCTCCGCGGTCACGCCGACCGTGCAGGTGTCGCCGTCCTCTTCGATGCTCATGGTGTCGAGGCGGCCGACCCAGTCGATGGGCGCGTCGAGCACCTGCCCGGCCGCATTCAGGATCGCGAGCCGGATCGTGAGGCTGGCACCCTGCACCACCGTGGCGTCAGAGAGCGCGAGCGCGAGGTATTCGGACGGCACGCCGGACATCTCGAGCTGCAGGCCCTTGATCTCGCCCGGCGAGTCTTCGATCTGGTTGATCGTGCCCAGGCCCGCCGCGCCGCGGTAGGTCACACCACCGAAGACGATGTCGCGCGTGGACGTGCTCAGGGCCACCAGCACGCTCGGAAACTGCATGGCGACCAACTGCGCCAGGTAGACCACGCTTTCATTCAGCGCGCTCACCACGCCCCCCGAAAGCGTCCTCATGCAACAGCCTCGGCGAAGTCGAGCGAGACCTCGGTCGCATACCCAGGGATGTACTGCACCGCCGAATTCGAGATCAGACGGAACGGCGCGGTCGGCTTGTCCCACACCACAGGCGTCAGCGGCGCCAGGTCACGACGCACGCGGTTCACGATCGGCGTGAGCAGTTCGCCCGAGCCGTTGGCCACGCAGTCCGCCGCGACTTGGAACAGCAGGCCACCCGCGCCGAACATGTCGCCCGCCAGCAATGTGGCGCCGGCCGTGGTGTAGATCAGGATCGACGCCGCCCCGGCCGTCACGCCGTTCGTCTGCGGCGTGCCGCGCATGGTGCCCCGCGGCTGCTTCCGAATCCAGTGGTACAGCGCAACCGTGTTCGTCATGCCGCGGCACGCTGCAATGAAGGCTTCGATTCGTGCGGCGTCGGCGAATGTCCGGTTTGCCAGCGACATCGAGATCATCCAACGTTCGTTGCCCATGTCCAGCACCTGCTCGCTGCCTCCGTAGGGCGATGCAAACGAGATCTGCGCCGTCTGCTGGCGCATGGCAAACGAATTGGGCTTTAGGCCGCTGGGGACCGCGATCACGCTCATGCGTCGGGCCCTCCGAATCGGCGCGACCGCGCATATCGTGCCTGCGTCTGGCGCTGCACGTCCTGCATCGCCTCAACCACCATGCTCTTCGTCGCCACATCGCCGACGGTGAAATCTTGGTAGTAGGTGTCACCGCCGCCACCGCCGCCCAAAGCGTGGTTCGGAATGATCTTGCCGGCCGTGTTGGGCACGAACAGCTCGGGACCGCGTTCGCCGACGATCGATGCCTTTCCCAGTGGGGGCGAGCCACCATCCGCGAAGAAGCCGCCGAAATCCAGATTTCCGAAATCACTTCCGGTCCCGAAGCCTCCGCCTGACCCACTGAAGTTGAGGGCTTTGCTGAGCGCTCCTGCCAGAGGCCCAGTGATTTGCTGACGGATCACGAGCCGAGCCAAATCACTGATGATCGAGTCCACCAAGCCTTTGAAGTCCACCTTGCCGGTCTTCACAAACTCGACAAGCGAATCCTCCATGCTGCCGAATGCGCTCTTCACCGCGTCTGCCGTTTCCTTGTAGGCATTGCGCGCCTCGTCGGCATAGTTGCGAGCCCCCTCCGATGCGCCTAGCAGAAAGTCGCGCTGCTTGGCATCGATGGCCGCATACGAGTTCACGTAGCTGTCGATCGACTTCTTCTGGAACTCCTCGAGCAGCGCGAGTTCGCGCTTGTAGTCATCCTCCCGTCCGGCGAACTTCCCGTTTCGACGGTCGCGCTCGAGGTCCTGGCGCTTCTGCTCGTAGGTCTGCTCGATCTGGCTGACGGCTGCGGCGTAGTCGCGCTGCTTGGTGCCCTGCCCCATGCCGGCCAGTTCCAGCGCACGCGCGCGGTTCGTGGTGTCAAGGAACGACTGTGCCGCTTCGCGTGCGTCAGCCATGGCCTGGGCCAGCTTGTTGGTCGAATCGGCCGCCTCGATGTTCAGGACCTTCAACTGCGTAGCGGTGTCCGCGCGGCTCTTGCGCAGGTCGGCCTCGGCGTCATTGATCTTGCGTTGGTTGTCGATTGCGTCCTTGCCCGTGAGCGTGGCCTGCTCGCGCTTGAGCCGGTCAACTGCGGCTTTCAGTCCGGCTTCTTCCACTTCGCCAGTCGCGATGATGATGTCGCGCTTCTTCTGGTAGTAGTCGGCATCGCTGATCAGGCTCGCCGCGCGCTTGGCCGACAGGATCTTCTCGTCGTTGTCGAAGGCGCCGGCAAGCGCGGCGGTGCTCTTCTTCATGTCCTCAAGGTCTTGGGCGAGCTGCGCCTTCGCCTCTTGCTCTGCAGTGTGGTCGACCTTGCCCTTGGGTTCCTTCGGGGTCTTGATCTCGCCGACGGTCGGCTTCGGCGGCTCGCGCAGGAACCGGCGCGATACCGCATCCGAGTTGTCGCCCTGATCGGCCAGCGCATCCCGCTGTTGCAGGGCCTTCAGATACCGGTATTGCTTCTGGCTGTTGGCCAGCGCTTCGTCGATCGCGCGCGTGTCCGATCCGGAGCGCACATAGCGCTCGCGGTCACCCTGAAGGCCTTCGATTTCCTTACGCAGCGCCTTCATGTTGCCCGCTTGGTCGCGGAACGGGTTGATGGTGCCGAACGTGAGGAGCGCATCCAGGAAGCTCCCAGCGACCTTCCGGCCGATCGTGAACTCTTCGATCACGCGCGAGATACCCGGCAGCAGGTCGGAAAGCAGCGCGCGCTTTGCGTCGAGCGAGTTCTTCTGCAGGTCGAAGAGCTGCTTGTTGAACTTCTCGGCTTCCGCGGCCTGCTCGGCGCTGACCGTGCCCACCAGCTTCGTCTTCTCGGCGAGGTCATTCAGAAATGGCGCCGCGTCCTTGATCGACTTACCGAACAGCTCCTGCACGAGCCGCGCCTTGTTGCCGTCATCGGCGAAGCCCGTGAGGGCGACTGCGGTCTTGCGCAGTGCTTCGGCCGGGTCTTCCTTGCGCAGCTCGGCCGCATCCAAGCCGATGGCCTTCAGCGCCTGGGACACGCCGTTCTTTCCGTCTGCCTCCTTCAGCGCGCTGTTGAACTTCACGAGGATGCTGGAGACGTTGTCCAGCGTGGTGCCGGTACGCAACGCCACATCCTCGAGCGCGCTGATGTTCTCGATGCTGGAGCCGGTGGCGTCTTTTACATCGTTCAGCGCGTCGAGCCCGTCGATGATGTTCTTCGCCATAGCCAGCGCCGCAGCGCCTGCCGCACCGAGCGCAACGCCGATGGCCGTACCCGCCTTGGTTACAGCCGCGTCGATCTCCTTCGCACGCTTCTCCGCCAGCTTGGCCGAGCGGTTCAGGTCCGTCTCGAACGAACCCGTGCGCGCGAGGAGGTCAACGGTGATGGTCCCGATGCTCATTCGGTCTTCCTCGGTGGTGGGCGGATGCCGGCTGCTTTGAACAGATCCATGTCAGCGCTGGTGTGCCCCGTAGGCGGTGGCGGCTGCAGCCAGTCGAGCAGGTCGCCCATGTGCGCCCCCGACATGCTTCGCGCGATCAGGGCTGCGGGCCGGTGATAGCGGTGGTAGTCGTCGAATGGCTGGATTCGGTAGAACTCTCGCCAGCCGTCGAGCTCTTCTCGAGAGAGAGCGTCTCGCCACTCGGCGACTGATCGGCCGCCAAGGGCGAGGGCGAGTTCGTAGATGAACCACTCTTCTCCCCTGGCGGCGAAGCTTTTCCCTTTCCCACCCCGCCCAGAGAAATCACCTGATCGAACAGGCGGCTGCTGACGTTCGGCTTGAGATTCATGGCCTGCTCGTAGGTCATGGCTGGCGCCCCGTCCGGCTCGCAGAGGCTGGCCGCAATCAGCTTCGCCATGCTGCCGGCGCGCACGTCCTCGTCTTCCGATGCCTCGGCGATCTGGAACTTGCGGAACATCGAAACCGGCAGCTCGCGGAAATACAACTCGTGTTCGGAGCCGTCTGCGAGCGTGACGGTGCGCTTGTGGATCTCCGTCGAGACGAAGAAGGCGGCGTACTTGCTCATGCCGTCAGCAGGTCCCAGGTCACCGGGCCGCTGCGCTGCAGCGTGATGGTGCCCTTCCAGATGTCGTTCGCGCCGATGTCGATCGTCACGTCGGCCACGTAGGCATTGAAGATGGCCGACACGCGGCCGGTGACGGCCTGCATGACTCCGCCGACGGCGGTCGGTGCCGTGGCCGCGTCCGAGCTGTAGATGCCCCACGAGACGGTCTCTCCGGACGCCTTCAGCGCCAGCACGTCTTCGTGGCTGACCTCGCCCTTGTGCACGTTGAAAGGGATCGTGACCTGGCCGGGCGTGCCAAGGCCGCCGGTGAACTGCTTGTCCTCGGTGTCGTCGAGGCAGGTGGTCTCGATCTGGTCGCGCGTGCCGCCCAGGCCGCTCACGCCCGTGGGGCAAACGATGCGGGTGACCGCCGTCGGGCCCGAAGCGTAGTACAGCTGCGTGCCTTGGCTCTTGATGGTGGGTTCCATGGTGCTATTCCTTCGCGGAAAAAGAAAGGCCGCTCAAGGCGGCCAAGGGTTGGGAAAGCGGTGCGCTCAGTTGCGCGAGAGGATGAAATCGAAGGCGAAGCCAATGCGATAGCGCTTCGTCTCCGGGTTGCGTTCGTTGGCGGTGTAGGCCACGCAGTGGGCGGCAACCTCCAGGGCATTGCGCACCGCTTCCGCCAGTTGCTCGATCTGCAGGTCGCCGTCGGACCAGCAATCAACGTGCACGCGCCAGACATCGGAGTCCGCGCCGTCGAAGGTGTTTTCGGGGGCGCCGGCCGGGGCACTCCACGTCACGTAGGGCGCGAGAACGCCCTGCGGCGCATCACCATGCCGAAACACGCGCACCGGGTCGGTAATGGGGTCGGTGCCGGCGCCGATCAGCGCGGTGACCGCCGGCGAGGCCTTCAGCAGGTGCAGGATCTTCGGCAGCATCACTTTGCTCCCCGCTCTGCCTTGCGGATTGCCCGCTGCAGCCCCTTGCCCAGTTCATCTACCACTGTGTTCAGCGCGCGCTGCCTGGCACTCATGAACGCTGGCGTCATCCAGGGCTCGGCCGGCTGATGCTCATCGCCAAATTCAAGCCACCGCCCCGTCATCACCGCGGTCAGCGGCTTGCCGCCCTTCTTGTTCAACCGGTCGCCGTACTTGCGCCCACGCGCGATCAGCACGCGGTAGCGCTCAGCGGCGCCACTGCGCTGCGGGTTGGGATCGCGGCGCACGACGATGGCCTTGGCCAGCACGTCGGTGTTGGCGTAGCCCTCACCGATGCTGTTGCGCGTGACCTTTCGGACGTTGGCCTGGGCCTCCTTCTGGATCACGTTTCCACCCTTGCCCAGCGCCGGCGCGACGATGCCGCCCTTCTTGCTCACAATGGCCGGCGGCAGCGAACGCATGCGCTCGAGCACACCGTCAAGGCCGTGCAGGGTCTGGGTGTCAGCCATCGAGCCCCCCATTGCCGGCCTGCGGCTCCGGATCTTCGTCGTCGTCGGACGGCTCAGGCCGCAGGCTGGCCATGTACGCGCAGCGGACCGTGACCGGCTCGCCCAGTGCGAAGCGCACTTCGAACCACTTGGCATGCTTCGGCACACCCAGGCGCTCGGCCAGCAAGTCGCGCAGGTCTGCGCCCTCCCCTTCCGTCGGCGTCATCACGTCAGCCATTGTTTGCTCCCGTCTCGACCGCCAGGTCGACGAACTCGCGCCCCTGCAGGTCGACCAGGATCGCGGTGATGTTGAAAAGCGTCGTCTTGCCGTTGGAGGCGTAGACGACGCGCCAGCTGTCCTCGATGTCGTCGCGGAAGCGGATGCGGATCGAAGCCTTGGCGATGGCCGTCGGCGTGGCCGCCTTCACGGTCTCGGTGCCGTTTAGGTAGCGGATATTCGCCCACACCTTGGCGACCTCGACCCACGTCTCGACCCGGGCTTCGGTGGCCTGGTCTTGAGCCACCACCAGGCGCTGCAGCGACACCCGGCGGTTCAGGGTTCCGGCGTCGAGCGTCATGCGATTGCCGGCGTGCGCAGGCCGTACAGCAGCGCAGTGACAGGCCGCGGCAGAAAGCCCTGTTCGTACTCGTGGTCCTTGTCGTTGTCGCGGGCCCGGTATAGGTAGCCCACCATCAGCAGCGTCGCGGCCTGCACCTCGTACAGCACCTGATCGGTGTAGACCGGCTTGCCGTCCTCGTCGAACACCGGCTTGCCGTCTCCGTCGACCTGCTGCACCAGGTGGTTCGCGCCCTTCAGGTAGCCCAGCACCGAGCCCGAGGCGGCGTGGATCTTCAGCGTGAGGTCAGCGTCATCGTCGGCCGAATCGCGGCGCAGGTGATCGGAGGCCTGTCCGAGCGTCACCAGCATCGTCATACCGAAACCCCCTTGCCTGCGTCCCGGCCACGCTTCACGGCCAGGCGCCAGCCGTCGCAGCCGGGTTCGCCGGGCTTGCCCAGCGGCGCATCCTTCTGCGCGATGAAGAACGAGCCGCCCCAGGTCACGCCGTCGCCGGCCTCGTAGCCCTCCTCCGCGCGGAAAACGCCCTTGTCCACCAGCGCGGCGACCTTGATCGACTTCGACAACTCGGCGCCGCTCGACGTGCGCGCCACAAGCGTGAACTCGCGTGCGCTCGGCTGCTCGATGCGCAGATCGGCGATGCCATCCACGACGCATTCCCAGCCGTGCAGACCCTTCGTCGTCTCGAAAGAGCGCCAGAGGCCGCCAGCGTGCCGCGCGTAGGTGCCGCGGGGGTAGGCCTTCTCCATGTCGATCTCGGGCTGCAGTTCGAGCTGCAACGCGTCGCGGCCGTGCTCGCCGTCTTTGGCTGGCGGAACGGCCGACATAGCCTTCTCCACCGCTTCGTCGACCATTCGCCGCACCTCTTCGATCGGCACGCTCTGCCCGTCCTTCGGCGCAGGGATCTCCGCAACTGCCTTGGACACAGCCTCGGCGACCACAGGCTCCAGATCGGCAATGCTCACGCTCTCGCCTGGCTCGCCGTCCTTTGCCGCTGGAAGCGCAGAAACGGCGGCCTCGACCATCCGAGCCACCTCCTCGGCTGGAAAATCTTGGCCGTCCCTTGGACGGGGCAGTGCCTCCACAGCCTTTTTCACAGTCTCTTCGATGCTGGGCGACAGAGTCTCGGGAATTCCCTTCACGACCAGATCGAGCTCTTCCATGCGCTTGGCGATGGGCGCAACAGCTGCGCGGATTGTCTGGATGACGATGTCGGCCAGCGCTTTCAGGTCGGCTCGCATTCAAGCTCCTTCGCAATGTAGTCGGCAAGCTCGCGGCGCTCTCCTTCGGACAGCTCTTCGTCGTCGGGCTCCGGGGCCGGCGCGGGAGGTGCGGGCGGCGGAGGCGGCGGCGCGGGTGGCTCGATCTTGTTCAGCCGCACCTGATCCAGCGGGAAGTCCTGCTGCTGCATGTAGACCGTGTCGCCGCCGACCAGCGGCGGCAGGTTGTGATCGGCACGACCCTCGTTCGGCGTCTTCACGCCGCCGCTCACCAGCTTCACGGTCACGTCGGCCTGCGTCGCCTGGTCCATACGCAGCAGGTTGGCGAGATCCAGTTCGGTGCGGTACTCGGCCGGCAGCGAGAGACCATCGTCCAGGCAGGCTTCCATTTCCTCGATCAGCGAATGCAACGCATCGCTGAAATAGATCTGGTTGAGGTCACCCACCTTCTGACCAGCGGGAATGGGACCGCCCACCTTGAAACCGGGGACGTGGAACACCTGCGCCACCATCTCGGCGCTCGTGTTCAGTTGTTCCTTCGTCTGCGAGTCCACTGCAGTCATGCGGATGGGTTCGTACTTCAGACCATCGCCGACGACAGCCACGCGGCCAGCGTTCGCGCCAGTGAAATTGCTGTTCCAATATTCCTTCAGCTCCTTCGCGGTGCCGTCGCTGATGGCGCCAGGAGCCGCCAGGATGCCGCTGGGCTTCGCACCCTGACTGAAAAAGCGCTGAGAGTCCCGAAGGATCTCCAGGCCGCTCGAGGCCGGCAGCGCGGCCGAGAACAGCGGCGACACTCCCACCAGCGGGTGGAACAGGCAGTTCATCCGGTCATGGATGATTTCCGAGGCCGGGACGAAGATGGTGGGGTCCTGCAGGCCCGAAAGGTTGTCCTGCATGAGCTGATAGAAGATCGAGCCGTCCGGCGAGATCATGGGCATCACCAGCGCAGGGTCGAGGATGTACATCCCAACCACCACGCCTCGGCCGTCGCGGACCTTCAGCACGTAGGCATTGCCCCAGATCAGTTTCGAGATGATCCACCACTGCCGAAACTGAATGTGGTTCTGGTAGCTGTTCGGACGGCGCAGGACAGGCGAATAGGCAGCGCTCTGCGCCTCGGCCCAGATGCCGTTTTCGCCCTGCTTCATCAGGCGGGTGCGCAGCTTGCCGATGTCGTTCGAGATCACCGTCACGCACGAGAAAACCGCCGGGTGCGACAGCACCGTTTCGGGCCGGACCTTGATGTCAAGCTGAAAGTAGCCCGGCGGCTGCGCCGGCGTGATGTCGATCCACGCGCCGCTGGCATCCAGCGTGACCGCGCCACGCGGCTGCGCAATAGCAACAGCGCCAGTTCGTGCGGCCTTCTCGATCGCCTGCTCGCGGAGGTACGACCCGAACGTGTTCACTTGCTGGTCGCCTTCGCCTTCTTTGCCGGCGCCTTCCTGGCGGCGGTCGTTTTCCCGGGCGCGCTGGCCTCGGTCTTGGTAACAGATGGCTTTTCTTCCGTGGTCACGTAGGTGTCGGCGGGTTTTGCGCGGCGTACCGCGCGCAGCGCGCGAGCATCGCGGCGAGGAGCGCTGAACGTTTCACCCGCCTGCAGCGCGCGGCCTGCATAGGTGAAATTTTTGAGGGCTTCGAGGTCTTCACGCATGGCGGCTCCTTGGGGATTGGGAGCCGAACCCCGCAGGGCTCGGCGGGGTCACGCTTACGGCGTGTCGGGAGCGCCGTAGTCAGCACCCGTCACGAAGGCCACGGCAGACGCGCGACGCTTCGCGAAGTTGATCGAGCGCACGATCTTGATGGCGGTCGATTCGCTCTGGAACATCGAAGTCATGTTCGCGGAAGCGGCCACCGGCGTGTCGGTAGCGCCGGTCGGCGCGGTGTCCTGCTCGATCATCGCCTCGCGCGACACCGACACCTGCACACCGGAGTCGCCGATGCGGTAGATGTCGGAGGGCTTCAGCAGGATGAGCTGGCCGCTGCCGACGTTGTCGCCCGTGACCACCGGGTCGCCCAGGAGCGTGCCACCGTTCGCGCCGATGTTCGGGAACTCGGTCTGGCCCATGGCGTTGGTCATGAGCTGGATGGACTTCCCGAGCGACGGCGTGGTGACCAGCTGCAGGCCGTTGGCGTTCTTCGCGGCGATGAACGGTGCGTACAGCGCCTTGATGTCCGCGCGCAGGCCTTCGCCGTCCGTGCCAGCCGACGTAATGCCAGTGAGGCCGTTCAGGATGCCAGCCGGCGCAACGCCAGCGCTCGCGGCTGCAGCCGACAGGAACGTGGTGTCCACGCGCTGCGCGCTCGCCTCGGCTAGTGCATCGCGCACCAGCTGCTCGGCGGCAGGGCTGGAATCGCGCAGCAGCTCGTTCGACACGACCGCCAGCGCGGCAACCTTCAACGGCGTCAGGTTGACCGCGAAGAAGTCGGCGGTGGTCGCCGGGATGGCCTTCGACTGGCCAACCCAGTACGCAGTCGCGGCGCCGTCCTGGCCCTTGATTTGCACGTTGTGCGGCACCTGGCGCAGCGGCAGCTTGTCGAAGACCGTCATCGAATACAGGTACTCGATGAAGTCGCCGGTGTAGCGCTGGTCGATGGCCGCCAGTTCCGAGCCCCACTCGCCCGCGCCGGTGCCGCCGCCAGGAACCGCAGCTTTCATCACGTTGATGAGGGTGGGGTTCGTCTGGCCCCAGCGTGCCTGCGCGATCTGCAGCGGCGTGTAGTCGCCATCGCTCAGACGCGCCAGCGCCTTGGCGATCACCATGCGGGTGTAGTTCTGGCCCTTGAACTTCTCGTCGGCATCGCGGCTCATGTGAATCGCGGGGGCACCACCGGTGGCGAGCGCGCCGCGCGCACCGGCAGCTGCGGCAGGGTTGCCACCGGCTGCCGGCGCAGCCTTCTCGACCTGCAGAGCTTCCAGCTTGCGCAGATCGACCAACTCGGCGTCGATCTGGTCGATGTCGGCGGTGAGACCCTTGAAGGCTTCGCGTTCGCTCTCGTCCTTGGTACGGCCTTCGTCGAGGGCCTTCTTCTGCACGCCTTCCAGCTCGAGGGCCTTGGCGGTGCGCGTCTCCATAAGACGCTTGATCTGTTCTTGGATGTTCATGACGTTCTTTCGTGTCAGAGGTAAACAACGCCCTTTCGGGCAGTGGGATTTCCCGAGACGCCGGGAGCGAGCAGGCGAACGACGCGGTCCTGCTGCTTGCCAGTCGCGGCGAGCAGGGCGTTGTCGATCGACTTGATCGCGGTGATGGATGCGTCGGCGTTCGCCGGCACCGTGACTGCGGAGAGCTCGAACCACAGCCATTTGATGTAGCGCACGCCGTAGGAGCCCTTGATCTGGGCGGTTTCGATTGGCTTGAAGCCAACGGACAAGCCGCGCACCAGCTTGGCCTTCAGCATCTGCCAGGCGGTAGCCAGACGTTCTTTCAGCGGGCCGTCTTCTTCGATGGTGGCGACCTCGCCCTCGACCTCGATCCCCTTCGCGGTCACCTTGGCGTTCGTGATCCAGCCGATGGGATCGCTGCTGTCGTGCATCCAGAGGAACGGCATCGGCAGCTTGAACTGCGCACCGTCGGGCTCGACGATGTCGCCGCCGCGGTCGGTGCTGGGCGTCGACGCGATGCCCTTGAAGGTACGGCGCCCGTCGCTGTCGCTCAGCGCCTTGATTTCGAGAGTGGAATAAGCGCGGTCCATGTGACGGGCTCCAATCAAAAAGGCCCACGAGAGGCGGGCCGGTGTCTTCAAATGATGATCAGCTGATGCTTCGGCACAGGCGGCTTCTCCACCTGGCCGGCACCGATGCCCATGAGCAGTGCGGCGAAATCGTCGATCTTCTCGGGCGCCTTCTTCTTGTCCGGCGCGTTGTTGAGGTTGGCGTCCTGACGCGCAATCACGTTGGATGCATTCCAATTCAGGATCGGGTCTTGCCCGTGAGCGAAGCGGCCGTTCAGGTAGGCCACCTCGAGCGCCTGCATGGCCGGGTGGTAGCTCTTCGGCCCTTGAATGAACTGCTGCATCTTCACGCCCGCGGCGTTCAACCGCTGCACGCTCTGCGATGCATTCCAACCGTCGTAGCCGACCGCCTGAAGGTTGAACCGCTCGTTCGCCTCGATGATCTTCTTCTCAATGGGCGCGTAGTCGATCGCCTCCTCGCCCGACTCGATCAGCAGGCCCTTCAGCACCCAGCCGGCGTATGGAATCAGGCCGCGCTGCGTGCGGCGGCGCACCGCCATCGCCGGCACGAACCGCCAGCCATGCGTGTAGATGAAGCCGTCGATTTCCCAGACCAGCCGGAAGGAAGTCAAGTCCGTGGTGCTGGACAGGTCAAGGCCGCCGGTGCATGGGTACTGCCGCAGCCACTCCAGATCGACGGCTCCCTTGCACTCGCGCCATTTCGTGATGTTGACCCAGCCCTTGGCGACCGCTGACGGCCTGTTCAGCCGCTTGATCTTGAACTCGGCATGCTGGCCGGGCTTGTCCTTCGCTTCAATCGCCGCCTTGCGGATCTCACCGAGAAGGATCGGGTTCACGTCCATCAGCGGGTTCGCCTTCCGCCATGCCGCCTCGTCGAAGTCGTCGTCGGCTTCCGTGCCGAGGTCTTCATCCTTCTCGTCGACGGCGTAGTAGACCGCCAGGTAGTGATCGGCCTCGATCAGGCCGCGCAGCACCTTTTTGGCAAACTCGCGCTCCTCTTCCCACGGCCCGGCGTTCGCGTAGCCCTCTGTCGTCAGGTACAGGAACAGCGGATTGCGCCGCGCACCTGCTGCCGACTTCAGCACGTTCATCAGGTCGTGATCCTTGTGCGCATGGATCTCGTCGAGGATGGTGCAGCTCGGGTTCAAGCCGTCCTGCGTGCTGGCCTTCGCGTTGATCGGCTTGTACGTCCCGCCGTTGTTGTAGCTGGCGATCGCGTTGGCGAAAGGCTCGAGCCCGAATGCGGATCGAAGGTCCGAGGTCTTCTCGACCATCGTTTTCGCTACCTTGAACACGATGCGGGCCTGCTGGCCGGTCGTCGCGCCGGTGATGACCTGCGGCCCGTTCTCGTCTTCGCAGTTCTGGCAATACAGCCCGATGATCGCGGCCAGCGTGCTCTTCGCGTTTTTCCGAGCGATGGCAAAAAGCGCCGTTGTAAATCGCCGCGTGCCGTCCTGCTTGCGGAACCCGAACAGGCTCACCAGAAAGAAGACATGTGACTCGTGCAGGACGATCGTCGGCGTGTCCCATGTCCCTTCTACGTGCGGCAGATCCTCAGCGAACAGACACACGTCGTTCGCATGCCACTCGTCGAAGTAGAACGGGGCGCCCTTCGACTTCTTCGCGCGCTTCAGGTCATCCAGGAAGCGCTGGCCGGCCAGGCGCATCCAGATGCCGAACCGCTTTCTGTTCTTCGGGTTGGCCGCCCTCTTCGCGTAGTCCTTCGCTATCGCGACGAAATCACGAGGCTCGTTTGCCACGCTGCGCAAACTTGTTTCCGGTCGGCTCGTCGCCCACCGCCTTCACCTTCCCCTGCGAAACTGGCGTCATGCCGAAGTCGTTGATCAGGTTGCGGTACTGGGCGACCATCGACGCGACCGGAGCCTCTCCAGCCGCCCACAGCTGCACCATCTTTCCATGCAGGGCGCACAGGTTGCCCAACGGGCTCAGACCCGCATCCGTCAGTAGCTTGTTCGCCACCAGGATAGGTGCCAACCGCTTCCACTCCTTCACCGCATGCGCGTTCGGTAGCCAGTCCGGCGGCTCCGGCACCTCGGCCACTGGCGGCAGCTCGACGGCCGGCTCTTTGTCTCGCGTCGGCTTGATGGTTCCTGCAACCACCTTCAGCGCGCGCGGCTTTCTGGTGTTTGCCATGGATCACCTCGCAGACTCAAAAACGAAATTTCTCAACTGGACGTGTGAAAAAACGACTGAGCGCCCGGTTTCCGGGCAGGCCCCCTCAAACCGAAAACCTCCCCCCTGTGGTGCAGATGCAACGTTGCAACGTCACAACACATTCGCACCGAAATGGGGCGTTCGACCGGAGGCCTCTCATTCACTGACAGGCCAGCCGTCCTCACCGATCCTCACGGGGGGCACGTAGCCGAGGTCATCGGCTGTCTTCTTGTCGTGGCAACCATCAGGGCCAACGCACAACACTTGGCAGTTCGCCTCGGTATCGGGGCCACCCTTGAAAAGCGGGACCTTGTGATCCAGCTGGAATCCGCGGCCGGGCTTGTCGTTGAACTCGACCAGCTTCCGACACTTGGCGCATCGCGGGTCCTTCGTCCACACCTTGAGGCGCCTGGCTTGCAGTGCACGGCCACGGATGCGACCGTCTCTGTTGTCGTACTGGGCAGTCACGCAGGGCTCAAGCGGAACAACGCGAGCACCTCGAGGTCGGACTGCCCTTCCATAGCTTCACCGTACTTCGCACGGTAGGCCGCGATCTGCGCCACTTCCTCGGGCGTGAGTGTGGGCGGGTTGGCGCGATAGGCAGCAGCCCTTGCCCGCCATTCGCTGTAAGCCTGATCGGCGGTCTGGCTGGGCTCGGGCAAGCGTGCCCACAGCGCGCGCTGGCCGCAGTACACGACGAACAACAGCACCAGGTTCAGCACGGCCAGCACCAAGAGAGTGATGAGCATGCGCACCTCACAAAGAAGAAAGCCCGCACGAGGCGGGCAAGGATCGATTACTCGATCAGGGAGACACCCATGCAGATGGATGCGGCAGAGGGCTTCGATCCCTCGACTCCCAGGCTACGAACCTGACGCTCTACCTGGCTGAGCCACACCGCAGAAACAGAAAAGCCGCCGAGTCTTGCAACTGGGCGGCTTCGTTTGGACGTGCATCTCCATCGCTTGCTGCCGATGTCGCTACAGGCATTCGCCAGGCTGTTGCATCGGGCCTTTGACAGAGATTCGAGGGGCAGAGCCGTGAGCACAGCCCGCGCACCTCGGGCGCGATTATGCCGTTTTATGTAGGTCCCGCAAGCGATTCTTGAGAGACTGCTGCGCACGCGAAACGCAGTCGTCCATGTAGTTCGCCACGCGGCGCCCTTCGTGGCCGTGCGGTATCGGAGCGATGCCCGTTCCGCCGCAGGCTTTGCATGCACGACTCGACAGCGTCGGTGCGCCTTCAATGCGCTGGTACTTCAGGCCATGACAGTGCGGACAGACCTGATCGAGCCAGTAGGCGATGACCGCCGGGACCTTGACCGCAGCCTCCGCGATCCCCCACTTCGGGACGTAGGCCGTCAGCTGCGAGCGCACCGCGGGAAGGCTCTTCAGCTTGTTGACCAGCTTGGCCATCTCGTCCATGTACCAGTCTTGGGCCTGCCGCCTGGCCATGCTCGTGCGCTCGGCCTGCTTGAGGTTGGTCGGCATAGTCTCGGCCAGCGCCGTAATGGCGCCCGGTGCTGGGCGGCGCGGTTTCTCGGCCTTGTCCCATTCGCTGTGCAGGCGCAGCAGCGCCATGCCGACGCGCGTCGGGCTCCAGCCAGCGGCGATCAGCACGTCGGCATCGCTGCGAAGGTCGGCTTCGACACGCAGGTCGGAGCTGTTGCCCGCGCAGGTGTAGGTCTCTTCGACGCAGGGCTTGTCATCGATCAGCATGGGTTTCCTTCAGGTGGTAATTCGCACGTCGATGCCGTGCAGGTGTTTCATGAGGTGGCGCTTCAACTGGAATGCCGGCAGCTTGGCCGTCGGCTTGCTCTTCACGTCCTCGACGATCCGAGCCCCGGCCTCGACATACTCGAAGTCGGCAATGAAGCGGATGGCAGGCTTCGCCCGGGTCGAACCTTCGAACTTCACGCTGGGTGCAAGCACATAGGCCACCTGGCGGCGCAGCTCGCTGATACGGCCGGCACGCTGAAGCATGCAGAGATGGCTCCAACGATCGGCCTCGCGCTTGCTGTCGAAGGTGACGCCGTCGATCGTGGTCTTCTTGTTTCCGTACTTCAAAGCTTTCCTCCCTTCAGCAGGAAACAGGCTGTCCAGTGCCGCTCTTTCGCGCTTCCATATGGGTAGGGGCAGGCGTCGTTTCGCGTGAAACAATCTCGCGCCGCGCGGTTCGCTTCGAGTTCGATGCGGTACTTTGCGGAGGCCGAGAGGCTTCCGCTTCCGCTTTGATCCGATCCCGCTCCGCATGCAGCAGCGTCGGCAGGGCCGCATTGGCGCTGTCCTCGAGGGCAAGCTCCTCCGCGCGCGCTTTCGCATACGCCCACCAGCCGTTCGTGTACGGCGGCTGGATGAGGCGCTTCAGGTGCGCCAGGTGCTGTTCGGGTGTCATTGCTCACCTCGCTGCCTCCAAGCCCCGGAACATGCCCGTCTCCCGCCAGGTGATGTGCCGGCGCACCTTGTGCACGGTGTCGCGGTGCAGCCCCAACTGCTGGGCGAGCGCGCGATTGCTCTGCTCGGATGAGCGGATCTGGCGCACGAGGTCCCAGGTCAGCGGACTGCGCTTCTGGTGGGCCGCCGCGATGCGCGTGCGCGTGACCAGGCCGCGCGTGGTGCCGAGTTGCGTCTCCGACTTGGTGACGCGCTTCAGGTGCTTTTCGCACAGGCATGCGTCGTTGCCACAGCTCGTCGACACCATCCAATGCGCGAACAGCTCCTTGCCGTAGGCGACGTAGGCCATGCGGCGCATAGCGACCGTGCGCCCTTCGAGCCAGAACGCCGGCTGCTGCTTGGCGCTCTTCGAGCCCCGAGACATGGCGCCAGTCCAGAGCAGGCACTCGCCCTCTTCCTCGGTCCGCGTGCGCACGGCACACAGGATCTTTGCCCGCTGCTCGGGCGTGAGCGTCACCATGGGTGCGACAGCAGCGCGGCTCTTGCGTTCGATGGTCATCAGTGAACTCCTGCCGGCGCTGAATGCTCGGCGTGTTGTTTGGCGCGGACGCGGGCGAGGTAGGCAGGCCACTGCTCGGTGCCGGACCACTTGCCGAGCCCCAACCGCACACCCTCGGCCTCGACGGCCGGCTGTGAGTCGGGGTCGATCTGCTTCTCTGCGGACGGCAGCGCCTCGACCACGGAGTCGCGGCGCCGACCCTCCGCTGTGGCCAGGGCGTAGGCGAACGGCTTTTTCTTCGACACCGCGTCTTCGGCGGCGCCGGCAAGCTCGTCGACCGTGATGCCGGCGTCGAGCAGCGCAGTGAGCTTCGGGTGCGACGGATTCACACCCTGCAGGCCTCTGGCCTTCATGGCTTTGCAGGCTTCGCCGGCGAGCGTGGGCGCTACACCCACGCTAGTGGGTGTTATCTCCTCTTCTCTCCTCTCCTCTCCTCTCGGCTTTTCTTGGTGTGACGTGGCGTGACTTGGCGTGACAGCAGCCGCACTGCCATCTGAATCCTTGTCACGCTGGCGCTGCTTGCGTTCTGCTGCGGTGTTGTCTTCCCGCTCGCGCTTCGGCTGGCGCTTGCTCCACGCAACGACCTGGCCGGCTGCGATCAGGCCGCGTGCCTCCATAGCCTTCAGGATGTCGGCCGTGCGCGTCTCGGTGCCAGGGAAGTTGAAGAGGCAATCGAGCGCCTCTGCGTCGATCTCTCCGAAGGTGCCGCGCTCCTCTGCCTGGCTGGCCGTCTCAAGCACGTAGGCCCACACCGCCAGCACGTCGGGCAACGAGGCGCCTGACTTACGCGCCACGAGCTGGAACTTCGGGTCCGTCACAGACCCGTGATGCCAGCGAAACCAATCCATTCCGGGCATGTGATCCTCAGGATGCTGCAGCGGCCTCGAGGCGTGCTGCAATGTCGGCGAGCGGCGTGCCCGTCAGGTGGGCCAGCAGGCCGGCCAGCTGGTTGGCGTCGATGCCTGGGGCGTTCTCTCGCACCCATGCAGCGCCGTCGGCCACCAGGTCGCGCTGAGGCGCGAGCGTCTTGCGCGTGGCTTTCGTCTTCCCGTTGGCCTTGGCTTCCTCGATGCGGCCCGTCAGGAAGGCTGCAGCGCCAGCGCCATGCTTGCGGATGGCGCTGATGGCGTTGGACGCGCTGATCTGCCCCGAAGCCACCATGGTCCGGATCACGTTGCCCGCGCCGGCCAGGATCAGCAGGCCCGACACGTAGGTGCGCGTGAGGCCCAGGCGCTTGCAGATCTCGTCTTCCTCCAACCCATAGCCGATCAGGCGCTTGCACACCGTCGACTTCTCCAGGGGCGTGAGCGGTGCGCCCGAGTTCTTCGTCACGAACCCCACGGTCACGTCGGCCATGGACGTGCCTGCCGGCGACACCAACACCGGCAGCACTTCGATCTCTGCGCCCTGCTCGATGGCCCACTCGACCGCGCGCAGGCGGGTGTGACCATCGGTGAGGCAGATGGTGTGTTCATCGCCGTCACGGGCCACGAAGCCGGCCAGCGGCTCGGTCTGGTCGTAGCCGTTGGCGAGGATCGACCTGCCGATCTCGATCACGCGGGCCAAGTAGGAGGGCGTTTCTTCGCGGGGGTTGAAGCCGGGCAGCACCTTGATGTGCTCGCGCTTCACCTTCCACAGGTCGGAGGAGCGGGCGCCGGCGGCGCGCATTGCAGCCTTGACGTTGCCGGAGGCCAGCTCCAGCGGGGCGGTATCGGTCATTGGGGTGTCTTCCTCGTTATGTGAGATCGATTGGGGATGCAACGCCTATGCGTGCTCGGGGCTGTGCAAGCAGTGCTTCGCCCATTCGCCAGCAATCCACGTCACACCCTTGGGCGTGAACTTCGGCTGATTGAAGGCGTGGCCCGTGTCCTGGCTGGTGCCGGCCTTGACGACGAAACGGCCGGCGTCGATGTGCGCGGCCATGGGCGTCAGCTCGCCAGCCAGGCGGTACATGATTCGGGCGCTGATCAGGAACTCGCGGAACTCGCGCTCGTTCGCGTGCAGCAGCTTGCAGACCTCGCGGAAGCCCTTGTTCCCGGTCGATGCGGCGTAGCGGTCGTGGAACTCCACCTTCGGTGCGGCGGCGGCGATCTGCTGCTGGGCGTTCTCGAGGCGTTCGGCCTGCTCGGCAGCCAAGCGCAGCGCCTGGGCCATCGTCTGCGGCACTTGGGGCACGAGCCCCGCCTCCAGCTCCTGCCAGCGGTCGATGATCTTGGCGCGCATGACCACCGAGTACCCTGACACGAGGATCAGCGTCTCGCGCTTCGGCAGCAGAAAGGCCGGCTGCATGCGCCCGTAGCCGTCGGGGAGATCGGCGGAAAACTCCGCCGATGTCAGGCCGAGCGAATCCATCAGGCTGCGGATGTCGAACAGCACGTCCTTGTGCTGCTTGCCGGTCAGCTCTGCGATCTCGCGGCTGGTCATCGTGAGCGGCGCGCTGCCTTGACGGCGGGCCAGGTCAGCGAGCATTGCGTTGTGCATCAGATACCTCCGCGGATGAGCGCTTCGCGCTTGTGGAACGACGCAAGGCCAGCGTCACGGCCTTCGACTGGATAGCTGTAGCTCTTGGATTGCGTGGTGCGAGCCATCGGCGAGGGGCGCAGCAGTGGCGCGATTTCACTGGGCTGGCCCTGCCAGAAGAACGCCGATTGACGGGAAGCCGGCTTGTGCGCGGGCAGCAGACCGGCGGTGTCGTCCATGCCGTCGACCATGTCCTGGTCGAGTTCCGGGCTCATGCAGCCTCCAGCATCAAGCCTTGTTGTTGGGTCCGGCTTTCCTGCATAGCGCGGCAAGCCAGGTTGAGTTCGCAGCCGGCCCAACGCATGCCCAGCATCTCGGCGGCAATGCCCGTCGATCCGCTGCCGATGAATGGGTCGATCACCACGCCACCGGGCGGCACCGAGTAGCGCAAGAGCGGCGACAGGATGGCCAGCGGTTTCTGAGTCGGGTGTATCGCTTTGCCATGCTCGTTCGGCACGTAGAGCACGCTGGTTTGCAGACGTGGTCCGCCGTCCTGGGAGACGTAGTGGCCGGCCTCGATGTGCCCGGTGTGTGTCGGGCGCGTCTTGCGGCGCACGGTCTTGGCAGTGGCGTCCATGGTGAACTGCGGCGCCTTGAAGATCTCGGACCACTGCCCGCGGTAGAACTGCATCGCATGCTCGTGCACGCGGCGGAATCGGTCGTTGTGGAAGCCGGTCCCGTTCTGCTTCTCCCACACGATGTCCTGCGCGTAACGGAAGCCGTGGGAGCTCATCTCTTCGAACACCGTGGAGAGGAACCGCATGGAGCCGAACACCCAGACGGAGGCGGCAGGCTTCAGGACGCGCGAGACTTGCATCATCCAGCCTTCGCAACGCCGGTCCCACTCCAGCGACGTGTCGCCGTAGGGCGGATCTGTAATGCAGGCGTCCGCGAACCCAGTCGGCCAATCGGCCATGACTTGGCGGCAATCGCCGAAGTGGCAGCGGTTCAGCCACTGGCTCATACTGCAGCCCTCAGGTGCGCCGGCTTGCCCGCGGCGTGCTTCGTGCGGATGGCCTGTTCGAGCGACTGGAGCGCGCTGCGGGCCTCCTGGATCTCCTTCAGCGTGCGCGACAGGTCGTTGTCGGAGATCACGTTGTCGGCGTCGCTCTCCGTGACCGCAGTGACGACATGCGACATCTCCTGCACGATCTCGGCCACGCCCTTGTGCAGCGTCAGCATGGGCGGCGTGTCGAGCACTGGTAGTTGGATGAAGCCGCCGCTGCTGGATGCCACCGCATTGACGTAGGCGAAGCAGTTCGGCGCCTTGTCCTCGATGCACAGATCGGAGATCTGCTGCGCGGTGTTCTCGCCCAGCTTGAACTTCGGGTCCGTGCCCGAAAGCTCCTTGCGCAGCGTCTCTGCGTTCTTGCCGATGCGCGCGGCCACCACGTCGTTTCCGCCCGGGTAGGTCTTCACCATCAGCTTCAGTGCGTCACCCGTGTTCATATCCGGTCGTCCCGTGTTTGGAGGTTGTTGCGGTGCAGCGCGATGCGGAAGATCGCGGCCATGGAAGAGAAGAACTCAAAACAATTCGAGCCCGTCGAGCCGTTGCAGCTCGCACAAGGAACTTGCTTGCACGAGTCGTCGCGCACGACGCTGTCGTCGAATGCCGTAGACGGCGTGCGGACAGTGCTGGTGGTGTCGTCGCGCATGGCGATGCACGTCGTCGACGGAATGCTCGAGGTGCGGTTCGCGCGGCATGCGCTGCTGCATCCGAAGCTGGCCGTGCAGGTGCGCAGGTGATCGCCACCGGCACCGCGGCCAACCAGCACCACAGCGAAGGGCATGCCGCCCACCAGCAGCGCAGCGAGCCCCGCAAGGGGATCGGCATAGCCGCAGGCGGCGAAGAGGAATGCGCAGGCGGCGAAGGCGGCGGCGTAGGCGAGGAGCGTGAAGCCTTGGCGCATGGTTCAGGCTCCCTGGTCGCTCAGGCGCTGGCGCTCCGAAGCACGGGCGAGAGCTCGGGCCGCGTGGAACTCTTGGACAAACAACTGGCCGGCAGCAGTGCCGATAGGCCACGGGCTGGCCACATGCGGGCAGTCCTGGCCCTGCGCCGCCTCCTTTGCCTTCTCGCGCACGAGCCCCAGGGGAATGATCTGGCCGTCCATGGATCAAGCCCCCGCCTTGGCTTCGGAAGCGGCGGCCTTGATTCGGGCGATCGCTCGGTCGCTGCACTTCAGGAGCGCGAGAAGAGCCTGGCCGAGAACGAAACTCGGTTGCTTGGTCTTGCCGCTCGAAAGGTCGCTTACGGTTGCCTGCCCGCAGTGGCAAGCCGATGCGATCTGAGACTGGCTCAGCCCGCGCTTTTGGATGTCTGCGATGATTAATTGCCAGTCCATCCGCGAATGTTATCGGCATACCGATATTTCTGCAAGCGGCATGCCGATTGATGAAAACCCTACTCTCGCGGCTATGCGAGATTCAGAGCGATCAGAGTTCGGGGCGCGCCTGCTGGCCGCCCGCAAAAAGTCCGGCATGAGCCAGACGGAAGTGGCGCAGGCCGTGGGGATCTCGCAGGGAACCTACGCCCAGGCGGAGAAGTCCGGCCAGGGCTCGGCGCACGTCCTGAAGATGGCGTCTGTTCTTGGGGTCAATCCGGGGTGGCTCGCCGACGGCACCGGGGACATGACTGGCCGCCCGGAGCCCCAGGAAGTGGATCTAGACCTACACCCCGACCTCGTGAGCGTGCGCCGGGTCGAGCTGAAGCTTCAAGCAGGCGTGAGCGGCTTCGCGCTGGAGGTCGATCACACAAGCGGGCCGCCCATCTTTTTCCGTGCCGACTGGCTCCAGTCCAAGGGCTACAAGCCCTATGACCTGGTGGCGCTGAAGATCACAGGGCAAAGCATGGAGCCAACGCTCTACCCGAATGACATGGTGGTTGTGAACACCGCAGACCGCGAGCCCCGCGATGGACGCGTCTATGCCGTCAATTACGAGGGCGAGGCAGTCATCAAGCGAATGGTCAGGGACGGTGGCGCCTGGTGGCTGTCATCGGACAATCCGGACCAGCGTCGATACCCGCGTAAGGAGTGCACCGAGGGCTCGTGCATCGTCGTTGGCCAAGTGATACACAAGCAGAGTGAGCAAATCTAAGGAGAGAGGGATGATGAAATTCGTTTGGATCGCAGCCGTTGCAGCCATCGCTGGTTGCGCTGTGCCCCAGAAGCCGGTTGAGATGAAAAACAAGTTTGACCCAGCCGCGCATGCGGCCTACATGCAGCCTGGCAGCGTAAGGGTCACTGGGCAGGCGTTCCTAAGGCAGCAAGGCGGTGGAACCGTGACGTGTGCAGGTTCGCGAGCCGTGCTATTCCCTGCAACCCCTTACTTCCGGGAGTCGGTTGAAATTCTTGTCAGAGGTGGGGTGCCGAAAGTTGAAAGCAATCGCCCCGGCCCGGAATTCAAGTCCGTGTTCCGCGAGACTCGCTGCGATGCCCAAGGCAACTTCGATCTGGAACCTGTCGCTCCGGGAAGGTACATCGTCATGTCAGAGGTTCGCTGGACGATCGCCAATTCTCGGCAGGGTGGCTATCTTCGACGCGAAGTGGATGTAGTGGCGGGCGCGACGAATCGATTCCTCTTGTCGGATGCTGACCGATAGCGAGCCCGGCTGCCTTGCTCGGAGCTCAATCCGAACAACATGCCGGTGCGCTGAACGCGCGGCGCCATTAGGAGGAGATCGATGATCACGTTTTTCTTTGCCCTCACGGGTCTGAGCGCGGCCGGAGGGGCCTTGCTGCTGATTCTCACCCTCGTGAGCTCGCAGAGCGCTCCTCAGCAAGCAGCCGGCGCTGCAATGGCCATTGGTCTCGCTGTTATTCCCTACGTGTTCGGACGATGCGTGCAGATCGTGATCAGCGAAACACATCGCCGCGAGGAGAGCAAGCGGCTTATCGAGAAGTTGGACTCGTTGGAGAAGGCGCTGTCGGCCAGAGAGGCCGGAGCGAGCTACGAGATCCCGCAGATGGTGCGAGTGAAGGGCGAAGTTTCCTAACCCGGGCGCCGTCTGATCGAGTTGAGCAATCCGAATGGCATTTCGCGTTTACACAAGAGTCCAAGCGGAATCTGTCATGGCCCAGCCCAAGACGTTTACGCAGAGCACGGGCTGGGAGTTTCGCCCGAACCACGCAGGGAGCAAAGTTTTAGTCGCCCCGTTGACTGATGCATCAGGGATCACAATCCCGGGCATGACCATGCGGCTTGAAGTAAAGGCGCCAGTCGTAGTTGATGCTTGTTTGCTGCTGTATTCGCTGATGTGGCAAAGCCCGCACTTTGCGCCGAGGCTATACCAGTTGGAGATATGCCCCAACCAAAAAAAGAGCCACATGGACGCGACTCAAGTGCTGTTCGGCCCGCATGAACACCTTGGCGACGCGGTCTTCGGCATCTCAGAGAACTGGATAAACTGCAGTAACTGGAGGGGCGGCCTGGAGTGGTTTCTCGCTCGTTGCAGCATCACCTCCGTCCACCCGATTCCGCAACCATGATCAGCTGCACTTGGGCACACGCACTGTCGCGTTACGACTGCCGCGAG